GCTTCTCTGCAAGTCGTGTAGAGGTAGACCAAGTATGAATCTCAATCTCATGGTTAGAATCTTTAGGCGTATGTGATATTGCTCCAAAAACAGCGCCACATACAGCATCTGCTAGGTCCTTAGATTTTTTACGTGGATGGTCAACTCTAGTATTTTTCATAATTTTGAGTTCTGACATTTCTTCCAGTAACAAAGGAATTCTTGGTATTGCAACTCTCTCTTCATATATCATCATTGCTAAATCTTCATAGTGTTTCTTGGCAACAGAAACGGTATCTGTCTTTATGCCTACCGCCTTTAGTTCTTGCTGAATATCAAATGATTGCCAGCGGTCAAATGAAACAACTCCAATATTAAATCCTTGTCTGCGTAAATTAATGATCCACTGTTTTACTTCTGATAAGTTAACTGGACCTTCTGCTTTTGGTTCCCACCAAGCAACTGCATCAACAATAACCATTGGCGCTACTTGTTGATAATCTTTAATAACCTGAATATTTACCCACTTGTCTACGTGAGCAATTGCTACAGCACACTTATCATGTTTCTGTGCAAGGTCAGCATGAATATAGTATATTTTTTCTGGATCAGGTTTAAATGATTCATCAAACCTTCTAAAATTATCAACTGGGTTTCTTAATGTCATACATTTTTCTAACTTATCTTTTTGTTTAAAAAATGAATCTGATGCAAATGTTGGTGTGCATGCAAAGCGCATCATTGCATCTCCAAGGTCTGTGTAAAATGCTAATTTAAAGTCATCTATTTTTCTAGTAGGGTTTACATCCCATGTTGTTTTTTTAAGTGCTAAAACTTTTGGAACCTTATAAGAAAGGATTGTATCTTCTTCCCAAGAAATTTCAAATTGATTGCTTGGATCATCATGTGGTAGGTCTTCGTTCATAATAAAAAGGTGTTTTTTTTCAATAGTTTCTTTTTCTGCAATAACATCTTCATATCTTTTAGAAATAAAGTCACCTTGATAGCGTGGAAATGAAAGTAATACCACTTTACCTAAATCTGGAAAGCGTGAGTCTACAGATCCACGAAATGCTTTATAAATATTTTCTGCAGTCTTGCCTTGCTCATTACCAGTTCCAACTTCAGATGCAAAACCAGAAATCTCATCAAGGACTGCAAGTAATAAATTTAAACCTTCATGCGATTCTCTTTCTGAGTGTCCAGAGTAAACAGTAATTGATTTATCAAACTCAACACTATCAGCCTTTGCATTATACTTTCCTGCAAACCATGGTGATTTTTCTATCTTAGTTTTAAATCCTTTAAAGAATACGTTCTTTGCTTGTTGTGCGTTAATTGCTACGTTTATGATATCAATTGCATCCCCGCTTGGCTTTCCATAATATCTAGCAGGATCTTTAAGGCATAATAGTTTATAAACTATATATGCACAGGCTACTGTTGATACAAAGTCTTTTCCAGATCCCTTGCCAAGTTGCAAAATAATTTCATTTTTAGTATATTTATCAAAATATTGAGCGCCAGCAGCAGATCCAAATATTTCTTGTAATTCCTCTTTACGATAAATCTGACTCATTGCTTCTACAATTTCATATTGAATTAAAGATAATGGTGGCTGACCAAGATAATCAGCAGACTCAACAAATGTTTTTGCGTCTACTGGAATTTCATCAAATTGATTTTCTTTTAAAACTTCTAAAAAATCATTGAACATCTTGGACAATTGTGATTACCTCTCCATCTTTGGCAATCTGAGAAAGACGTCTCATAATTAAATCACGAACCTCTGGATGTGTTGAGGCAATGTCTCTTAATATTTCAACAAGAACTTCTTGTCGTCTTTCAATTTCAACCATTTCTTCTGCAAGTTCTTTGTTTTCTAAAAGTCCTGCTTTTTGTAACATTTCAATTCTAGATTTTTCAATATCCATAACTAACTTTATTGCTTGAGTCTTTGCACTAAGATTATTAGTCATACTTGATTCATCAATTACTTCATAGGCTTTTGTAATAAGTTTTGTATAGTGTGTGTCAGCACCAGCAAGAGCCTCTTTGGCACGAGCACGAATTGCATCGTTGGCAGAAGCCATAACTTTCCACTCGTTAATTAATGAAACAACACGAGTACGTGGAATGTCTAACTCTTTAGAAATTTTTGTTGGATCTTGACCCTTAAGGTATTCTGTAACTACCTTATTAACTTCATCAAGATGCTCAATTAATTCTGTTTCAGTTGACATTTTTTTCCTTTGCTATTTTTAATAAAACTAAATATCCTATTAAGTCATCAATATCATTGTCTCCAGGATAATCTGTGCCTTTCATGAGGCGACTTAGTTTGTCATCAATTCTAACTTTAAGTTGTTCTGCTGGATCTGACTTACTAAAAATTCTTACAGGATCAAGAGCAGAATCACCATAGGCTATATTTTTTTCAATAAGCATTTGTGCTATAGAGTGACATGTTTTCCAAATTGAATTTCCAGATGGCGCTCCGATTGAGTGAAGATAAAGATCATCACATTTAAAATTTTTAACATCTTCGTATACTGGCTCTAACTTCATCTTTTTGATTTCCTTAATCCAAATTTTGCAAGGTATACATAAATAGTTTCAACACTGGTCCCGCATTCCTTAGCAATATCCTGTGGAGACTTTTTGTCCATAACAAACCTTTTACGGAGCCAAGCCTCGCTTGTATACAGTTTAGCAGCCATGGTATTATTTGTCAACTTCTGCTTCAGAAATGTCATAGTTAAACCTATTAGAATCTTCTAAGGTCCATTTATCTTGATTTTCTACATCCCACTTATAATCATTAATTATTCTATCAATAACGTAGTCCTTTTTTAAAGTAAAAGAAGGTTCATAAATACGAACTCTATTGTTTGGCTGTATAGCAAAGTTACCGTCATCTCTTTGTATAACATGGCCACATTTATGTTCCGCTGGATTTTCTGAATAACCATCATCCAAAACATTAGAATCTGGATTGTGCCAGTCAAGCGTGAACAAATATGTTCCTTTGTTTATAGTTTTTGTTCTGTCAATATATGACATTCTAAGATTTGTAAGGTTTTCAAATTTAGTCACAGATATGTGATGGCTAAAGGCATTCCATAAAACTAAATTATGTAAGTCTACTTCAGGAACTCCAGGCTTTGTACAAAATGCACTGATTGGCAATCTCCACCATAGCCCACCATCTTCCATCATTATGTGAAATAAAGGACTTCTACTTTTTATACTAGCAACACCAAATATAACACATGGGAAATATTTGTCATGACTATCTAACTGATTTCTTAAATAGTTTCCACGAACATAGCATTCTATGGGTGGTATGTTTGCATTTAACTCTGGCATTATTCTTCCACTCTCATTGCTTTATTCCAGTTATTAATAGCCCAATGGCCGATACCACAAGCATCAGCAACGTCATTATCGTCAAGACTTTTATCGTAGTTGATTTCAATTAATTTTATAGTCCTTTCTTTCCTAATCTGTCTTTCATAAGATTTATACCAAGAATCTGACTTTCCTGGGTTTTTTGCTCTAATATTTATTTGTTCTTCTTTTGTTAATCTTTTATTTCCTAAATAATTTTGCCAAGTAATTGGTGCTACTGTTCCTATTTGTTTTGTTCCAGTTAGACCTGCTGCTCCCAGTAATGCTCCTTGAACAAGTGCAAGGTCAGCAGCAGTTTTTGGACTATTCATAAAAACTGTGTGCTCTATTACAATTGCTTCAAAACCACCAGAGTATTCAAAAAATGCTTTTGTTTTTGCACACGCATCCATTACCTTTTGATAGTTTGTATTTCCTTCAAATTTTATTTTTCCAACTGTGGTAAGTTTTTTATTGTTAAATAATGCAAAGGCAAGACTTGTAGTGCTTGCATCAATAGCGCAAATTGTTTTAGGTTCACCATTGCTGTTCATAATCAATAAACCCCTTTATTTGTTTTAACATTTTATCTACTTCTTTTTTATTTACATTACAATTAGGACAAAACCCAGAATCATTATATATTGAAAGTTGTTCTCCACAACCACCAATACAAAGTCTTTTTTTTCCTATTCTTCTTTGTCTACGGGTTATTTGATACCTTTCGGCTATCTTGATTTTAGTGGACTCTTCTCTACAAGTATCTCCACAATAAATCTGATAACTTACTTTTGGTTTAAACTGGGTCTCGCATCTTTCACACAGTTTCACATTAACGGGTCCTCTTCATCCTTTAATAATATCAGAGGTTTGATCTTGATCGTTCCCGTACCTGCTTCAGAGCAGGCTTTTTGGATTGGACATACCTTGCAGATTTTTGAATTTGAGCGATAAGGTATCTGTGGCAACTCTTTATCTTGC